ACCGAACCACCTGGCCGCCACGGCCCTGCTCTATACAGATTGTAATATGAAAATATACAGAAAGTGATTGCCGAAAAAAGTTGACAAAACAATTTTTATCTGCTATTATTATAAATGAAAGGTGTATAAACCTTTCAGCTATTCTTTTTAAGGCGGCGGAGAATCAAAACGCATTAGTAAAGGTGGGTGCCACTGGCGAGGAGTCAGCCGCCAAACTTCACCGGGTGGATCCGGGGTGCGACTTCTCCGCCGACCGATTATGAAATATTACAGTTTAAGAAAATGTTTAAGCTACAACCGTTATCTAAACATTTTAATAGGCGGCCGAGGGATAGGAAAAACATATCAATTAAAAAAGTATGTTATAGAGCAATACCTAAAAAGTAAAAAGGAATTTGTGTGGATTCGCCGCTACAAAACAGAAATCAAAGAAGCCACAGACGGATTTTTTACGAAGCATAAAAACAACTATCCTGATCATAAATTTGAGATCAAAGGAAAGACCGCCTACATAGACGGTGAGCAGGCAGGGCGATTTATCGCCCTGACAAACGCCGATATTCTTAAAGGTTCCGATGATTTTTCAGCAGTAACAACAATAGTATATGATGAATTCATCATTGATAACAAATCTTCATTTCGCCGTTATCTGCCAAATGAATTGAGAGTTTTTACAGATCTGCAGGAAACAATATTCCGAACCCGCCAAGATGGAAAAGTATTCATGTTGGCCAATGCATTATCAATGGTAAATCCTTACTGTTTAGCATTCGGAATAAAATTCCATTACAGTCCATTATTCAAAAACGATTTAATATATGCAGAAATGCTATCCACCACAAATGAATTAGCACTCGCAAAAGCAACAACACCACAAAACAAATTAGCGACAAAATATCTACCCGAATACAATGACTACGCAAACAATGAATCATTTCTAAACGATGACTATTCACAAATCGAACGAAAACCCAAAGATTCAATTCAACTTTTCAACATTAAAACAAACAACAATATAATATATTTTTTCTTTGCTTCCAGTTCACAAGCATTATACGCCTGTAAAACAGGCGACCCTAAGACAAATCCATTAACTGTAAACAAAATAGCAGAAAACAACCGACCGCACGCAGGAGCCGAGATGAAGAAAATAAAGTCCTTTGCAGTGGTGGGACGATTGTTTTTTGAGAATTTGCAGATTAAAAGTGAAGTAGAGAAAATGATATATAATAGATTATGAAAGGAGCAATAACAAATGAGTTTATCTGTCGAGCAAATCAAAGAAATTGTTGATCGTGTCGCAAAAGCGGAAGATGTAACCGAGATTGGCCCCGATCTTGCAACAATCACCGACACTTTTGTTGATTATGCAAGCGAGATTGAGCGCCTGACTTCCGACAATGCCAAACTTGTTGAGGACAACAACCGTATCCGTGAGATCAACGGCAACTTGATGATGAAAGTAGGCGAGAAACTCGAGGTGGAAAAACCCGAGGACAACCCGCCCGCCAATGATGAAAAAACACCTGATGAAGTAATTGAGGACTTAAAGGAGGAGGAATTTTTCGATGAGTTCTAATAAGAAAATGACCGAAGCCGCAAGAGCACAGAAAACGCTGAATGCCGTTCGTTCTATGATGAGCGAATCCGCGCAGAACGATGTTCCGGTTCTTGCCGAGGGTGACGCGATCAGCAAATTTGCAAACCCGATTTTGAATTATAAGGCACACACAAATGAATTTATTTCTGTCTTGGTAGATAGAATTATGTTCACTGCTGTTGAAGTAAAGCGATATTCTAATCGTCTTGCACGCCTGAAAAAAGGTCGCCCTTATCCGTTGGGAACTGATGTACAGCAGATTTATGAAAACCCGGTCAATCCTATGGGCTACAACGGCGAAAATCTTTCCGCTATTTTGAAGCTGTACAAAGGTGATACAAAGGTCGCCTATTATAGCAGAAATCGGCAAGATGTGTTTCCGCTGTCTATTAACCGCGAGGAATTGATGGGCGCTTTTGTTTCCTACGAAAGTTTTAACCGCTTTGTATCTGCGAAAATCAATTCTGTTTTCTCCGGCAATGAAATTCGTGAATTCAATTTGTTCAAGCAAGCCATTGTTGATGCCTACGCAAACAATGTTGTTCTTGGTCGCAAAATGGCAATGCCTGCCACGAAAGATGAAGCGGAAGATATGGTGGCAACTATTCGCGAAACTGCCATGAACATGACTTTCCCGTCAACTGCCTATAACAACTATATCAATCAGCCCGGCGCAGTCGGCGACCCGGTTGAAACTTGGTCGGAAGCCGACCGCATTGTAATTATTATTCGTTCCGACTTAATCAATAAGCTTGGCGTGAAAGTGCTTGCAATGGCCTTTAACATGGCCGAAGCCGATTTCCGGAATAACCTTATTGTTGTCGATTCTTTCGACTATGATAATTACGATTTGGAAAAAAGAAAACGCACCGGGAAAACTCTGTCCGATATTGGCTTTGTGATCTGTGATGAAGCTTTGTTTCAGGTGTATGACAATATCCAAACAGCGGCGGAGGATTTTATCGGTGCTTCCCTGACATGGCAATATTTCTTCCATGTATGGCAGATCTACGGTATTTGCCCTTTTGCCAATGCGATGGTGTTTGAAGTTCCGAAAGCGGACGCTTTGCAGGATTTGACAATCACCGACTTTCATAATCCAAGCGGTGGAAACTTTGTGAAACTGAAAGCGGCAGACGCTACGCAGACGGTTGATTATGCAACAATCCCCACCGATTACAAGGTGAATAACATGCACCTTGAATTTGAGCAGGTACTGGAAAGTGCCGCCAAGGATAAAATCACCGCTGAAACGCTGGCTGATTATGTGACGATCACCTTTGATCCCACCGCGAAAACAATTACTTTCACCGGTCATTCAACTGGCGACAGCAAAAACACGGCAACCGTTCTTTGCAACATTATTGCCGATGGCGTAGCAACTCCGGTTGTGGTGGTTGTAAATTTTACAGTTTAACCGTCATGTTGGAGTATAAAAAATTCAATCATGATGGATCGCTTGAATTTGATTGCCCTGCCGCAGGTGATTATGGGATTAATTTCATCGACACACCCGCCGAAACAGAAGCCAGCGATACAAGAACAGTCCCTGTTCTTTCCAGTGAAACATACGGAAAAACAGAACAGATCAATGGGTTGTTACAGCTTGTTGATGTTGCCTATGATGATGTTGAATCAGGAGAAACAAAGCCGTTAGGTTATGCGGCATTGTTAACGGTTAGCGCCAAGGAGTGGATCAACCGTGGCTTCTATGATTTGGATGTTTCTATTACCGGCGAAAACAATGATCAATTTAAGGTTAAAGTAAAATCAACCTATCTTCACGGTGTTGCTGGATTTCTTGATCTGCCGTTGATTTGCACCTATTGTTTATTTGTATATGACAATAAGGGAAATGTTATCGGCAAGTATGTTTTCAGCATTCGCGTGACGAAAAAACCCTAAAAGGAGTAAAAACAATGGCAGTAACACACCCTACAACACGATTGGATCTATTTACAGTTCCATGGGGAAAACCCGAGGAATGCCATGCCATTGTTGATTTCCCAACGGCGGCGGCGCAAGTCGCCGCCTTTGATGGTTTGGCGGCGAAAGGTGTAAGCGCAACAAAATTCAATTATATCAAAAAGGATCAAGCGTTCAGAATTGAGGGAAACTTTGCACGCTTTGAAGCATTCAATTATTGCCGCTACCAAAACCGTGATTTTGTAAATCGTCAGGGAAACAAAAAATGGTATTATGCGTTCATTGACCGTGTTGAATATATCGCACAGGATGTTGCGATGATTTACATTACAACCGATTACTGGCAAACCTACCAATTCAATATAACTTATTATAAATCACTTATTGCCCGCGCTCATGTGAAAAAAAGTGAGGACACAGTAGGCCGGTGGCTTCAACCTGAACCGGTGGGAGCGCCTGCCGATTATGAAAAGGAAATTGAAATTTTTTCAGGTGGTGATTCATGGGTTCCTTATTGGTCGATGATTTCCGTATCAAGGCCACCCGGAGCAGGTGAATCCGATTGGGTTTATGGTGGCTACGGTAAGTTGGATTCAATGACCGGCCAATACGCGGGATTTATTTATGATCATAATGTGATTCAAAAAATAATAGACGCATACGCAGGTACAACGGATCGACGCCAGGATATTATAGGTTTTCGTTGCGTTCCGTATTGGGTTTATTCAAAGTTAAAAAACAGTGATTGGATTGTACCTATCACTGTTAATGGCGTTGAAATAAACTATTGCAAGGAAAATGTTTCAATGACTTTAGATACAGAAGCAGAAATTGCAGGAAACACTTTAGCGTGCGGGTATTCCCCGCGAAACAAAAAAATGCTTACTTCAATGTGTCGAGTTTATATTGTTTATAATTATAACGGGTTTAGTCAACCTTTGCGCCCTGAATTTATTAAGGGGGATTCAATCAAAATGAGCGCAGAAATGCGCCCAATAGGTTCTAATGGTTTTAAGCTGAAATTGAAAAATTATTCAAAACCCGCCGAATCTGTTTTTGATGTCCCATACGCTTTTGAAATGCAAATTGGCTACAACGAAAATGGCGGTGTTCAAGGGTCGCTTAACCGTGTTGGTTCAGTTTTGAATGCGGCCGGGGCTGTGGCTGGTGGTGCAGTAAGTCTTGGTGGAAATATTGCAAGTGGCAATGTTGCCGGAGCCATTACTTCCGGGGTTGGTGCTGTTAGTTCTATTTTCAGTGCGTCAAGAGAAATTACAAGCGCCTTTAATTCTAAGGTGGCAAGTAAAGGCAGTCAAAGTGATACCAATTCTATATCGAGTGAAAACTGTAAATTTAGATTGGTTGACTGTTCACCTTTGTACAATGAATGCGGGCCGATTGATGATTTTTTGGATCTTTACGGGTATGCAATTAACGAGTGGGGTAAAATATCCAGCTGGAAAAATACCCGCAGTAAATGGAATTACCTACAGACTGTTGACTGCAATATAAAAGTAAATGCACCTGCACCGGAAGCCGCTTCAATTCGCGGCATGTTTAACGCAGGAGTCACAATTTGGCATTCTATTTCCGATTTTGGGAATTATTCTCTGAATAACGATTAAAAGGAGGGATAATAATGGAAAATCCTGCAAACACAAAGCCCTTTGCACTGTATCACAGGCCAGCAACAAACGGCACTTTTTCCGGTCAATTCAATTCTATTTTAACCGCAACACAACTAAATCAAATATATCAATGTTATTTCATGAATATAGCCGCCACAGTCTTTGAGTGGGAAAATCTGCCGGACACGGTGGACGCTGATTTTTTAGAATTCGCATTGATTCAAGACGGAAAGGCCGCGTTCTGCAATGATCGCGACCGAGGGTTTTTAGGGCTGCGCGCGGCAGATCAATCTGTTTTGAATCTATACGGTTATCCGGTTAAGATTAACGGATATGGCATTAACTTCAACCAAGAATACAACGCGGACGAATTTGTTTTAATCAAAAATAATCCAATGTGGACACCAACACTTTTCTATATCAACTATTTTGTCGACAAAATTGCCAAAACGCAACAAATTATTGATATCAATGTAAACGCCCAAAAAACACCCGTAATTCTAAAAGGTACGGCAAATCAAAAATTAGCGCTTGCAAATCTGTTTGCAAAATATGACGGGTCACAGGGATATATTTTCATCGACAAAGACAATGATTTCAATGATTGCTTTGGCAGTGTAAACACCGGGGCGCCGTTGGTGGCTAAAGATTTATACAATCTGCTTGAAAGCTACAAAGCGGAATTTCTTTCATTCCTTGGGGTGAATAATGTGCAGAACGAAAAAGCGGAACGCCTTATTACCGATGAGGTTAACGCCAATAATCAGTTTGTTTCAATCAACTTGGAAACAATGTTATATGAACGGAAAAACGCTTGCAAGCAGATCAATGAACGGTTCGGGTTGAATATTTCCGTAAAGCCGCGGGTGCAAAGTGAAATCATTGAAAAGGATAAACCAGACTTTGATGACACAGATACTGACGATGAGCTGCAGGGGGTGGAGTAATGGCACGCTATACAACCAGTTTGGAAGTTGTTGTAAACAACTTGTGCAAGGATAGAAATGAGGGGTTATATAACCGTGTTGATTCAGCACGCGAAAAGATTTTTAATTTCTACTATCCTACACCACAAAAAATAGGGGACTTCAAACGATATTTTGAAATGCTTTTCATTTTTCATTATTTAACAGATGAGTTTGCTTTTGAAACTTTCTATTTATGGAAAGTAAAATTGCAAGCAAAATGTATGGAAGTCATGCCGGGGTACGCCAAAGCCTTTGATGGATTCGCACAAATGACCGCAGATTTGGCGGTTGCAAACCAAAAATTCACCCGTAAAACAGATTCAAACGCTGCTGGTAAAAGCAACTCAACCGGTTCTTTCTCAAACCAAAACGATTCAAATTCAACCATGCGCGGGGCGGAAAGCGATCTTCCCGGCAATATGATTAAATCAAAGGACTTCAATTCCATTGAATACGCAGATCGCGCCAACCTTGATACAGCTTCCAACAAATCAACGGAAAAAGGATCAAACACAACCGCAAACGATACAACAACCAAATCAAACCAAATCGAAACAATAACCGGTTTAACAATGCCCGCCGGGGAAGTTTTCCGGCAATATAAAAATGAAGTAAACGGCCTTTATTCGGAATTGCTTGACGAATATAAAGACCTATTCATGCCATTATGGTATTAAGGAGGAAAATGTATGAATTATCCCAAACCCGATGTTGACCCGATCGCGGTACTTCGGCGGTTTTATTGCAACCGAATTCTGCCACAAGTCTACGACGATTCATTATCTTTTGAGGAATTGCTCTATGGTGTTTTGAAAAAGATGAATGAAGTAATTGAAAAAGTAAACAGTTATGATGAGTTGATAAAATATGTAATTGATTTACTTGAAAACCTTGATAAACACATTAAGGAAACGGTTACGGAACAGTTACAAAAATGGTACGATGACGGCACACTGAAAGAAATTCTTGCCGTGATCTGTGATCCCTATTTTGATGAATTCCGGAAAGAAATTGCCCAACTGAAAAAGGATTTTGTAACCTTCAAAAACCAACCGCATTCAACATATATTGATTTTGAGCGGTGGCTGTTAGGTTGGACTTATCGCGGGGAAAATCTCGCCAACGCCGAACAGGAAACAGCCCGTTACCCGGTGAACCAAGGCGGGGCGCGATATACCATTGGTGGCAATCACTATTATGCATGCGCTTTTGTGCCCCGGGGGCACACCCTTGAAATACACCCAACAACGGCGGCGGTTGTTGTGTTCAATTATTCAAATGGGGCCCAAGTGGCGCGCCGTGACATTGAGGGGCTGGGGCATGCCAATTCAATTGTTTACAATTCAAAAAGAAATAGTCTTTTTGTTGCCACAAGTGAATTGAACGGTTCCCCCTCTAAGACGATCTTTGAGTTGAACCCTACAACTCTTGCAACGATTCAAAAGTATTCAGCCCCCGCCGGGTACAATGAAAGCGCTGTTTCTTCCGTTGCTTATGACGCAACGAACGATCAAATGTATATTTCACAGGGGTTGAATGTGTATGAATGGGATCCGGCAACAAACACCGCCTCACATATGGTGGCGCTTTCTAATCCCGGGTTTGACTATATCATGCAGACTGTCAAAGCCAATGCAACTGCTTTTGTAATGCTAACATATTCACCGAATACAATTCGAATATATGATAAATCTGGAGCGTATATTCGTCAGTTCACGATTCCGCAGTATTTGGACAATCAGCGTTTTTGGTCAGGTGAATTTGAGGATCTAACTGTAAACGATAAATTTTATGTTTATGCAAACTCGCAAGGCATTACGGCGGTCAATCCTACTGATTCAATGATTTCTATTTGGCGTGGCTCTTTGTTGCAGGGAACACCGTCATCAATTAAACAAACTACAACGCAGGGATACGGTGTCGGATATTCCACATTTAACAATATTATCTATGTAAACAATAGCGTTGATAACGGTGGAACATATCACATGAATCGGTCGCCCAATGGGACGAAAGACAACCCATTTATTCAAATCTTTCAAGCGATGGATCTACTGGCCTGCCCGATTTATCACCAGGAACTCGAGATTCATGTTAAAGCAGGATCTGAATCTTACCGCTGGTTTAATATCTCGAATGGTGGAAATGTGTATATTACTGGGCGTTATGATTCAGCAGCCCCACCGGCTACAATGCCGCGGCTTCAAGGCTTGGTAATGCATAACTGCAACTCTGTAACATTGGATAATTTGAATATAGCTTGCTCAAATACCAATGACGCAAACCTACCGCATACAATCCGCGCGGTGAATGTAAATAAATTACTTTGCAACGATGTTGAGTTGATTTATTCCTCCGGCAAAACAGCCTACAATATGCTGAACACAACCCTGATTCTATCCGGTGGTGGTTCAGGCACCTTGAAAGAATGGCCAACAACACCCTGCATTCGGCTTCAACGCGGATCCCAACTTTACGGCTACGAAAAACACAATATCGGCGTGAACTTAGAATCCGATAACACGCTTATTTGTCAACGAAAAATTTGTGACGCGCAAAACAGGACTTCCGGCACGATTGACACACGCTCCGATGGTGGTGTGCAAGTTTGGTCTGCTGAAATGATTTCAAACATTGTCCAGCATTCCAGCCGAATCGGCGTTAGGTATCATTCCAGCGCTTCCGGGGTTGAGCGAATCCAGTATTTCTATGGCTTCAAAACCGGATCAGCCTTTACAATGGCAGTCACCGAGGGATCAAACACAATTAAGGTTGCTTTTGACGGTAGCAGGATTTTCACCGTGTCGGACGCCAACGGACTTGTTGTTGACGGTATTGTTTTTGAGGGGTGAGTAGAATTACAGTTGAACAGTTAACTATAATTCTGTCGTCCGCGGTCACGCTGGTGGGCACCTCGCTCACCGCGTGGCTTGCAAACTCAAAAACATTGTACAGAATTAAACAACTTGAAAAGAAACAAGAGCAGTATAACAACCTGCAACAAAGAGTTGCTCTTCAAGAACTGCGCCAGCAGGTAGCAGATCACAGAATACAAGATTTGGAGGAGAAAATCAAATGAAAAATGTTTCAAAAGACACCATTATACGCACAATCGTAACTTTTGTTGCGCTTGTAAATTCAGTTTTAACGATGATCGGAAAAAATCCACTACCGTTTTCCGATGATGAAGTGTATTTGTTTTTTTCCACACTTTTAACAGTGTTTTCCACAGTTTGGAGCTGGTGGAAAAATAATAGCTTCACTTCTTCGGCTATTGCCGGGGATATTGTTAAAGATGAATCCAAGGGAAAGGGGTACACGGAGGAATGACCTACGATCAATTTTACAATTCATGCAAAGGCAGGCTAATTGATTATGACCGCGTGGCCGGTGCCCAGTGTGTTGACTTGGCTAAGGTTTACTTAAATTCATGCTTTGGCATTAAGCCCGGAGCATGGGGAAATGCGGTTGACTATTTCACAAGTTTTGAAAAAAGAAAACCGCTTGTTGAAAAGTTTGAAAAAATCGCAAATAATCCTACTTTTGTACCATTACAGGGCGATATTCTTGTATGGGGGTCAAAAATCGGCCCTTACGGTCATATTGCCGTAGCTACCGGGAACGGAAATACAAAGTGGTTTGAATCGTTCGATCAAAATTGGCCGAGGGGCTCAAAATGTAAAAAAGTAAAACACACCTACAATGGAGTGTTGGGCGTGCTTCGGCCTAGAGTGCGCGGCGCTATTTTTGAATATCCCAAGCCAAAAATCGGATCCACGGTCACATTGACATATGTGCGCGGGATTTACAACGGGTCAGGCGCGAACACCGGGCGAAAAAAGATAAAGGATTTGACTTCGGACGGTAGAAAGCATTGTTTGAATCGTGACGAAAAAAACAACATTGCATACTTGAAACGAGGCACCAAATGTACAATTCTTGAATTGGTTTACAAGGGCAATAAAAATATTTGGGCGCGGATTCCCTCCGGCTGGATTTGCATATATGATTACAATATTGCTTGTAAACGCTATAAATAAAAAGAACCCCGGGGAGAAATCCCCGGGTTCTTTTTTATTTGAAGAATAAAATTCGAACTTCTGATATATCTTGAACGGTTGAAAAAAGTTCGCCGTCACAATATACAGCATTTGTTAAAAGAAAAACATTATATTTAACTGATATATCAGTTCCAACAAATTTTTTGCCGCCGTATGTGGTAACATCAAAAATTTTGTAGCCGCGATAGTTAAGCAGGGCTTTTAATGATGATTCTGTTGCGGGTTGCATTTTTTTCTTCTCACTTTCTTTAACTTTTGATTCAGAATTTGGCTTAAAAATAGGACAAAAATCAACTTTAGGAAATTCGGCAAATATACCGGTATTATTCAAACTCTTGCATATTACATAATGTGCACAATCCGTGCATTTCATTTCTCATACCTCGCAATCACATTTCTTGCCGCGTGCATTGACTTGGCGTTGGCGTTCATTTTGAATGTTAAAGCAACAACATTACTTTCTTCGTGAACTTCAATTAGATAGCGTATCAAATCCAAACCGTTGGAAAAATAAATAAGGGATCGAACCCCGGTCAAGGTGTTTGGCGCTCTTAGCGTTATTGTTTTTTGACCTTTTAACACCTGATTGATGAATGAAGCGAAATAACGCTCAAAAGGTTTTTTTATTTCTCCCTCCCGATCAAAACATTTTTCAACCCAAGCAAATTCTTGTTTAATTAGAAAGCGGATCACTTTTTACACCTCTTTAAAAATCATTGTTACTGTATATTGTTTCGTCAAAGTATTCAATCTCTCGCATAATGGAAAAACGATGATAGTTGAAGCGCTCATATAATTTGCAGCCCAAACGGATCACATTATTATAACCCTCTTCAAATTCATCAATAGCAATATCAACCACATTTTGATATTCCACAGGTAATTCTTCGTATTTTACAACTTCATTAAAACTGGAATCAAAAACAATGATAGGTTTTTCAAGGTCAACCCAATAGGCGGTTGCGTATCCATGATGACGATCCCATCTTTTTTGAATATTGTTGTTCATAATTTTTACTCCTTTTAATTTATTTTGTTTCTTTCCTCATTTCTTGACTTAATTATATCACAAATACCCAAATCTGTAAATAATTTTGGGCAAATTCGCTGAAATAATCGACACTGTTTATTAAAATCGTGTTCCGCGCTCGCGTATCTTGAATGTGGATTCGCTTAATTCTACGCCGCCTTGTACTGTTTTGCTTTTCAGGATTCCAAAATATTCCTGTTCAGTGTTGAAGTTGTCAAATGTAATTTGATTTTTTACGATTTCATTTTGACCCAATCCAGCCGCCTTTACATCAAGGTTACCTTTCTCATCTTCTTCAATGTACAGTTTTGCGCCGAGAAATTTAGCTCTTGAAAAACTACTTTCGTGCGCCATGCAGTTGAATTCTGTGTCACTGATTTTTACACCCTCCGGCGGATCATCGCCTATTAAATGTAGGCTATCCGTGTCGCAATAGCAACATCGATCTACATTCTTGATGAAAAGAGTTTGAATGAATCGCCGGGCATATGCTGTCACAAATGCGGCCACAGGTACATACACTGTCTTAGCAGGCCGCGGCGTTTCAACTGTTTGGTATGCAAGGATTCCTTTTTCATTTATATATGGCCGTTTAACAAATTTATCATTGCTGGCACCAAATTTTCCATACAGTGAATTTAGAAACAATTTTGCAATGCTTCTTTTACCTGCGTTTTTGTCAATGGTGGCCTGCATTTTCATTTCTTTGAAATGGTTTACATAATCAATAAAAATTCCTGATCGGCCTATAAATTTATATCCGCCTATATATTGTATCTCTTTTATATTGTAACATTCATAGAACATCTCCAAATCAACATTAGTTAAATACAAATTTACCATTAAACAACCGGTGGTTGTCACATATTCGCGAGGATTAAAGCGTTTATCATTTTTGATTTGAATAGTGGGGATTTTGCCTTTCTTTAATTGAAACTGCGCTGTTATAAATTGTATATATAATGGATATATTGAATCTTCTTTATATTTACCCTCAAAGAAAACTGGGGTGCCAATTGGATATTTATTGCTCGGGTCACTCATTACAGATGGGTACAAGCTGTTGACATCATATACCCGCCCATGGCCTACCGGCTTTCCTTTGAATTTAGGATTGACATAGCAATAGCCGCCCTTATAGGCGCGTTTTAACAAATGGTATAAATCATCGTCAAGGTGTGGAAAGTATGTTAAAAATTCATAGTTTGAATAGTAACTATTTTTCTTGTAATAGCGCATAGCGTTTGACGCTATTGTATTTCTTTCGTGTCCCTCATTCCTGAATTGTTTAATTGCTTTGGCTACAATGATTACATCATTGGTAATATATTCGACTTCTTCCGCTGTCATTGTATAGTTATATCCGCGAAAGGTTGCATAATCAATAGAACTTTTTTGCTCTTTTATTCCGAACGATTTAGCGATTTGCGAAACGCTCATGTTAAATATTTTTAGGGTGTCATATATTTTAACATGTTTTCTCTTTGTGAAATTTATTCTGTAATTATAATGAACGCCTATTGAACTGATTAAACATTCAACGGTTTTTGCTTTTCTTGCTTTGGGGTCATCATTGTATTGCCATTTTGCTACACCCAAAAGATAACTTAAAATATAACTTCCATCAAATTTTAAGTTATGGAAGCCAATTAAAGAGCCGTTCGGAAGTCCTTGAATTGCCGATAGCCAACTTTCAATATTATTTCCGTATTGAATATTCGACAAATTATCAACCTCAACAATAGACCACGCCCATACAGACATGACATCAGTGTCAGGATCTTTTTGTGTCTCAAAATCGGAAATATACTCGTTCATTTTACTGTTCCCTTTGTGTATTTCACAATGCCTTTTACACCGTTTATTGCTGTTCTCATTCTGTCGTATGCTTCTTGATATTTGCTTTCGTCCTTAGATTCATACGCCGCCCACATAACCTCCACGGCTTCAGGCCATGCCCTATTCACTGAATCTACCTGAATGAGTGATAGCCTTTGCCATTCGCTAACTAAATCCATAAAGTCAAGCGCTGTTAATGCTATTACAACACTATCTTTGAATACCTCTGCCCGCGCTTCGTTGAATGATTCAAAAGTTTCTTTTTGATATTTATACATGAATTCTTTTAAGGCTTTCGCAGACTTGAACTCTGTTTTTGCAGGTGTTTCATTTTGAATAAATGATTGAATGCTTCTTTCTTGCTGTTTCTTAATGATTCGCGTTGTTTGCGTTTCGATGGTTTTATACTTTCCTAATGTTATAAATTTTTCCTGCCGAACCGCTCGCCCGGTTTCGCGAATTCTGTTTAAAAATTCGTTGTATTCCTCTAAAGTTGTTATTTTTGTAAATTCTTTTTCAGGGTTTAATAATTTAGGAAGTACAACCCCTTCATATTTCCCATGAGATTTCAGCGCGGCGGCTCGCCTTATATTATAATTGTATCCGCGAATGGCGGCAGCAAGTTCTGCTTTTCGTTGTTTAGTATGAATAAATTTTCTCATATACATTCACCATTAAATGATTATAGCCCGGATATACCGGGCTATAATTTTTGATTTTAATAAATTTACAGAACAGTAAATTTATAGGTATGGCCGTTTTTCGTTTTGACCTGGCAAGGAACGATCTGCAAAGCCTCGGAAAAATCCGATCCCCAAATTGATCTTACTGCCTTGACACAGCTATCCACGCCCAAGGCCATAGACATGTAGGCGGATCCGTCTTCACAGAGGAAGAAATAACGGTTGACCGGCTCACCCTGATCATTTACGGCAGGCTGGTCGATGATCTGCACCACGGATAGTGTTTTGTTTACTGCTTCACTGAATGGACTTGCGTTGGTCAGTGCGCGAAAAAGATTTACTTTGCTTTCATGAGTTGTTGCTGTTGCGATCAATGCGGTTGTTTCCATAGTTTTTCTCCTTTTGTTTTAGATTGTTTTGTTTTGGTTCAAAGGTGAGCGCTCATTCCCTTTGATGAGTCTATTATACCATAGGCGATATATTTTTGTAAAGATTTTTGATGGTTCGCTCATTGTATATTTTCATATTACAATCTGTATAGAGCAGGGCCGTGGCGGCCAGGTGGTTCGGTTGGGGAAAGTTTAATTGTGAACTAAAATGACATTATCATA